GCGTCCTCGGTGCCGATCACTTCGTAGTAGGTCTTGTCCGGGTCGTGCAGGAACCCGCCGCCGATCACCTCGCCGGAAAGCATCAGCCGGTCGATGATCTTCTGGCGCTCGTCGAAGGAGAGGGCCCTGCCCTGCTCCTGCTGCGCTCGCTGGATCTCCTGGCGGGCGACGTACCGGAAACCGGCCTGGGTCTCGGCGTCGTAGCCGGCGCGCCTGGTGTCGGCCAGTTGCTGAGTGAGCGTGCCGGCATCCGAGAACGGGGCGTCCTCGCCCTCCTGCTTGGCCTCGATCGCCTTGGCGCGCTCCTTGGAGAAGTGCTTGAAGTCGGAGGCCGATAGCTCGTCGCGCAGGGCATAGAACTCGTCGTTGGAGAGTTCGGCCAGCGCGCCCGTGTCGGCCGCCAGCAGGTTGTACATGGCTAGGTTGGTGCGGTCGTCGCACTTGCTGATCTTCTTAGCGAAGTCCATGACCTTGCCGACCCGCTCGGGTGGCAGTTCGGCGCGCAGCCGGGCCGGGAGGGCCGAGTAGCTGCCGCCGTTCTCGATCACGCCCTGCATGCCCTGGGCGATTAGCGCATCGTCCCGGCGCTTGAGCGCTTCGGTCTGGCGTTCGTAGCGGTGTTCCAGTTCCTCGCGCGCCATCTTGAGACGCTGCGGGTCGCCGGCGATCCGTGGGTCCGTGCGCAGGGAGCGTTCCATCTCCGCGAGGCTCGGGCGCCGGGGCTTGCCTTTGCCCTGCTCGTACTCGCGCATGTTCTTCTCGACGTAGGCCTGCGTCTCTTCGGGCATGAAGTCGAGCCAGTTGAGCGTACCGCCGGCCTCGCGATTGTTCTCCGCGTTGGCGACGGCAGTCTGCAGTCGGCCCGGCCCCGCGTTGTAGGCGGCGTAGGCCCGGGCGAGGTCGCCGTCGTTCTCTTGGAGCTGCTTCTGGAAGTAGGCCAGCCCCAGCGCGCGGTTATAGTCCGGGTCGTTGCGGTACTGCTCTTCATCCCATTCGAGCCCGGCCATCTCGGCCGCCTCGGGGGCCGTGGCGGGCATGACCTGGGCGATACCGAGGGCTCCAGCCGAGCTTTCCAGTGGCGCGCCGTTGGCGTCGAACTGCCGGCCGTTGGACTCGGTGCCGACGGCGACGTTGAAGGCCCGCTCGGTCTCGCTCGGGGCGATGCGCCCGCTGTACTCGCGCATGGTGTCCTGCACCGCACCCACCGCGAGCTCGCCGTCGACCGCCTTGGTGATGTGCCCGCGCACGGTGAGGATGTCATCGGCGTTCATCTGCTTGCTGTGCTTGCGCAGGTAGGCCTCGGCGTACATCGGGTCGTTCTGCTCTAGGGCGGCGGTCAGTGCCTGCCGGTGCGCCCCGCTGGTCAGTTCTCGGCGCTGGGCCTCCTGCCACTCGGCCGACTTGCCGGACAGTTGCGCTTGCCGGTAGACCTCGGCGCCGATCCGGTCGATGCCGGATTGCACGGCATCCGGGTTGTTCCAGTTGAGCGCGATGTCGCGCATGGCCGTGGCCTGCACGCCCTCGGAGACCGACTCGGCATAGGTGCGGTACTCCTGCGACTCGTGGCGGATCGCCTGCCCACGGAAGGTGGTGATAATGTCGCCGGCGTTGGCCTGGAAGGTCTGGCGCTGGGCATCGTTGCCGAGCCCGGAAGCGATCTCGTCGATCTGCTTTTGCAGCACGCCGCCGTATTCCTCGGCTAGCGGCTTACCGTCCGGCCGGTCGAGGGCGTTGATGCCCTTGAGATTGGTGAAGCCGGCTTCCTGGTCGTAGGTCAGCTGCAGGGCCTTTTCCTTGGCGCGGTTGAGCGCGTCGTCTACGCGCAGCTGGTTGGCCCGCTGCTGTTGCTGGACGGCGACCTTGTTGGCTACCTGCCCGGCGCGTTCCAGCGCCTGCCCGGTCTGCTGGGCCTGCCGGCCGGCAACGTCGGGCATCCGCGGCGCGGCGATGCGGCTCTGCGGCAGGGTGTTGGGCCGGGCCTGCGGCTTGTCGTAGGTCGGGACGCGCGGCATGGATCAGTCCCCCTCCTGCGTGCGGCGGTAGTCGTACCAGCTGGACGCCACGCTGGTCGCCCCGCCGAGCAGCGAGGTGGCCGCGCTGCCGAACGGGCGGATACTGCCGGCGGTGGTGCGATCGCCCAGCGCCTGGTTCTGGTAGCTCACGCCTTGCGAGCGATAGCCCCACGCGCTGCGGATCGAGTTCGCCTCGACGGTCGCTGCGTCGATCTCTTTCATAATGTCCGTGGAATCCTGCAGCTCGGCCGCGCTGCCCTCGGTGAGATCGACGCCGTTGGCGGCCATGCTGGTGCGCTGGCGGCTCTTGAGTTGGCCGGCTTGCATGGTGACGCGGCCGACCTCGCGCTGGCCCTGGCGCAGCACGGACTGCGCGCCCAGCTCGGCGATGCGCGCGTTGATATCCGCGATGTCGGCCTGCACCCCGAGCTGCGTCTGCTGCGACTTGGCGCCGTAGTAGCTACCGGCGGCACCGGCAAAGGTGGCGCTGGCCTGCGTAATCATCGAATATTGGTTCGGGTTCAGTCTCATTGCGCGCTCCCGGGTAATGGGGTGAGCCTACGGCCGCACCCAGTCGAGACGTGCACCCCGGCGGTCATCCGCCGATGATGACCTCGGTGGTGATGCTGTTGAGCGTCAGCGGCAGCGGGTCGGCCTGTCGGATGAATACCTGCCCGCCCTGCGCCCACTGCGGATGCAGGGCCAGTTCGATCTCGTCTGTCTTGAGTGCGGGCGGGGAGCCGTAGGGCTCGGCCCGGCGCTGCTTGTGCTCGACCAGCTGCTCGGCGTTCGGCCCGACGAACACGCCCGACGAGCGGTAGACGCGCAGCCATGCCTTGTTGACGTTCTTGACGTGGCCCTGCCCGTAGCTGCCGTCGCGCAGTTGCAGGGCGAGCGGCAGGGTCTGCACGTCCGCCTCGATCGGCAGGCCAATGTGGGCCTTGCTCGCCTCGATGTCGAGCGTGACCGCCCCGCCACTGACCGTGCGCTGCGGGTGCACCGCGCCGTCGGCGAGGATGCTGACGGTCTTGCCTTCGAGGTGGTCCAGCCCGCTGATCTCGTCGGCCGGGACGCCGTCGTAGGTCAGGCCGGAGTCGACGAAAAAGCCGTCGGCCTGGTCGACGAACTGCCGGCTGGCGAGGCGCTCGACGTAGCGCTTTTCCACGCCGTCAATGGTGCGCTTGACCACCACGTAGAGCACGTCCTCGTTGCCCTCGGCCACGGTGGTGCAGGTCTCGAACGTGCCGTCGGTGTCGTGCTGGTGCCAGGCGCCGACCTGTTGCTCGGGGACGTAGGTCAGCCCGAGCAGCTTGCCGTTGCTCGAGACGAACCAGACGATCGGGTACGGGCTCTTGGCGTAGGCGATGTCGTTGATGTTGAACGTGTCGAACAGGTGCGGGGCGCGCAGCGATAGGTCGCCGGTGATAAAACCCCCGGCCTGCCAGTTGTAGGCCAGTTCGCGCACGTGCCCGCCGCGCGCGGCAGAGTAGAGCAGCGTGTTGTTGATGATTACCGGCTGGACGTTCGATGCCCCGACGTAGGACTGTGGCCGCACGCTGATGGTCGTGGGCGTGATCGCGTCACTGTTCAGCGAGGTCACCCGCCACTCGGCCGAGCTGGTGAGCAGGACAAGCTCGGACAGCGGCACGATGTGGCGGATGGTGTTCGCCTCGCGCGCGGCCACGCGGAAGGCGATGCGGTCGTCGTTCCGGGTCGGGAGCGAATAGCTCATGTCCGACTCGGTGCCGGACTTGGTCAGCCAGATGTTCTGCGGCTTGTTCGTGGTGCCGGCCAGGCACCGGCGCTGCTCGAAGTAGCTGACCGCCGCCGGGTAGTCGCCGGCTGCGTTGAACACGTTGTCGTGGATGGGCGGGGTCTTGGACAGGTCCGGGGCGATGTTGTCGTCCACGATCGACGTGCCGTCGGTCTGGCCGACGTAGCCGAACAGACCGCCTTGCAGCTTGTAGACGTCGTAACGCGAGGCCCCGGTGACCGCCGTCCACGAGATGGTGTTGGTCGCCCCGGTAGTGAGCAGGTTGCTCGATACGGTCGCCTCGGTTGACGCGCCCGACTCGATCACGCCCTCGCTGTCGATGCTGGTGACGACGTAGGTGTAGTCGTACTTCGTTTCGCTGGTCCCGGCCGTCGAGACGCTGGGCGACGACGGGGCCGAGATCGACGAGCCGAAGGTGATGGTCGTGAGCGTCCAGTTGGTCGCGCCCAGCCGGCGCAGCTCGCGCGGGGCGTAGTTCGGATGCACCAGTGTGAGCACGTCGGCCGACTGTACGTAGTGAATGTCGAACAGGTCGGCCTCGTCGTAGGGGTTGGCGATCTCGTAGGGCACGGCCCCGTCCATGAGCGTGGCGCCCTGGGTGTGGAACCGGAAGTAGCCCGCGCCCAGCTCGATAACCATGGTCTGGGTGGTCGAGTAGGTGAACGGGATCAGCCGCACCGCCGCGGTCGAGTCCTTGACCTCGCGCACGAACTGCAACCCGGCGCGGTTCTCGGCCGGGCCGTGCGGCTTGGTCACGAAGTTGCGGCACAGGGCGAGACCGGCCTGGTACTTGGCGTCGTCGATGCGCCCGAACATCTCCGGGCTGATCTCGCCGCCGACGAATGCCTGCTGGAAGGTGCGCACGGCCATGGTTTACCTCTTGGAGATCCACGTCGGTTGGTGATCCAGCTCGACCTGCCGCTGGTTGGCGTCGGCCACCGTGGCCCACGACAACGCCATGCGGTATTGCTGGTAGGTCGCCTGCGCCATGCTCGCCCCTTCCTCGCCCTTGAGCAGTGGCCCGGCGAGGTAGGAGGCAAGCAGCCACGAGAGCGCCTCGACGAAGCCCGGCGAAAAGCGGCTGGTGTTCGTGGCGCGCATGACGTAGCGCAGCGTGGCGTCGTCCTGGTTGGTGTAGAGCACCTTCGCGCCGGTGGCGGTCGATTCGATCTCGAAGTCCTGCGTCATCTCGTCGCCGGTGGTGCCCGGCGGCAGGACGGCGAGCGCGATCAGGGTGTTGGTCGGCAGGCCGTAGGCGAAGGACCAGCCCCAGCTATCCACGTCGAGCAGCGGCAGGGCCTCCCGGCGCGTGGCGAAACTCCACGAGTGCGCCTCGAGGGCCGCGTCCCGCGCGATAGGGTAGAACCGCGCGCAGTGCTCGGCCTGCGCGGAGCCCTCCGGCGGGTTGATGCTCGAGACGGTCGCCGGGTCGCCGAGTCGCGCCAGCGCCAGATTGCAGGTATCGACTTCTGATGCCATGTCAGTGCCTCACGAAAAAACAGGGGCACAAAGGCCCCTGAATGGTCTCGCCGCCCATGAAATGCGGTCCTCCGGTTACGCCTGCTTGGCGCCCCCGGCCGGTTCTTGTTTGGCCTGCTGGCCGCCGCCGCTCTTGTTGACCGGCGTGAACCAGGTGGCCTTGGAGTCGCTCGGCACCTCGAAGATTTCGCCCGGCTCGCGGAGCTTGCCGTGGTATCCCTTCTTGATTGCTTCAACCTTCATCGATCACCTCCTTACGCGATGTTGGGGCTGTTCGGCTGCGGGTCGTTCTTCTGCACGCCGGTGACGATCTGCGCGGAGAACTTGCCAGCGGTCAGCGGGCCGGTGCCGACCGTGTAGTTCATGCGCGCGTAGCGGCGCAGGCCGACCGGCATCGGGATTACGATCTGCTCGCCAGCGGCGAGGTCCGCCTTGCCGATGGCCTTGGTCAGCGCCACGTCAGCCCAGTTGCTGTTGTCGCCCGAGTCCTGGATGGCAAAGGTCACGATGGCATCGCCGGTGGCTTCGGCGCCCTCGTCGACGGTGACGACCATGTAGGTCGGCTGCGCGCCGTTGCCGAGGTTCGGGTTGGCGTGGCCGAAGTCGACCACGTCAGCGGACGGGGCGGTCGCGGTGACCGTCTGCTCGTCCGAGACTTGGAGTGCCTTGTCGATAATCATGTTGGATTCCTCTTGTGTCAGGGGCCGATCAGGAGACCTGGGCCTCGGTGGTCAGCAGGGCGTCGGTGCGGCGGCACGGCACGCCGTCGTAGGCAACCACCTTCTTGCCGGCCACTTCTTCCATGGTCAGGGTGGAAGCGGCGACCTTGTTGGTGATCTGCCGGCGCAGGAAGCTGCGCAGCTTGCGCGGCATGTAGAACGCCGGGCGGCCCATGCCCATGTTCGGGATCAGCTCGAGGGCCTGCGCCATCAGGTCGATCAGGTCAGCGCCAGCACTGGCGTCCTTGGTCAGATCGGAAACGTCGATATTCGCGATCCGGACCACGTAGCGCCAATCGCGCAGGGTCAGGCCGTTGTCCCACTTGTAGTGGCTGCGGTAGCCCTGGTACCGGCCGCCGTTCGCGTCTTCGAGCGTATCCTCGCCCAGATCGCGGTGGTTGAGACCGGCCTGCGAGCCCTTCGGGTAGATGCCGTGGCAGGTATTCGGGCCCCAGATAATCAGCCAGATCGAGGCGTTGTCGTCGCCCTGCCCGCCGGCGTCGATGATGTGCTCGCCGTTCTCCGCAGTCGTGTCGTTGTACCGCGGCGCGAGACCCATGAACTTCTCCGGGTCCTGCGAGGAATCGCCGTAGAACAGCGTCTCGGCCATGGTCTGGTTTAGACCTTCGATGAACGCGCGGTCCTCGCTCAGACGCCAAGCAGCCGAGTTGCCGTTGAGGTCGGCGAGTGCCGCGTCCACTTCGGCATAGGTCTCGAGCATGCCCATGGTGTCCTTGACCGGTACGGTCTGGGACTTCTCGGGCTGCACGCCGTAGTTGAGCTTACGCCAGGTGCCGGACGGCAGGCCCGAGCGGACGGTCGTCTTGTGCTCGGTGAAGCTGTTCGCTTCGATGAACGTCATGTCATCCAAGACCTCGTTGGTCTCGTTGAGCATCTCGACGATTTGCGGATCGATCTTGCCGTCCTTCGTCATGCGGGTGGCGAGATCGGCCAAGGTCGGATTGGTCGTGTTCAGGGTGCCCATCGGTCAGGTCCTCACGGGTTCATGTTGGATTTCGAGTACAGGCTTCGCGCATCGACGCCCTGGGCGCCGCGGGTCTGTCCGTTAACGAATTGATCCTCGCTGACGGCCTTGCCGGCCCGGTAGAACGCGCGGATCAATTCGGGGTGGTTGCCAAGGCCGCTCTCGTTGAGCAGGTCCTGCAGTTCGGGCGTGCCGAACGCGTCCATGGCCTTTTTCGCGACGCCGAGGTTTTCCTGCAGCTTGTCGCCGCCGAACTCCTTGTCCGTCTGCGCAGCCTCGGCCCACTCGTTGCGGGCGGTCTCGAGCCGCTCGGCCGTGCGCTGGGCCATGACCGGGGCGACTTGGTCGAGCATTGCCTGGGCGGCCTCTTGTGACAGGCCGGCCTCGCGGGCCGCCTCGGAGTAGGCCTCGGTGACCGCCTCGTCGAGCTCGGCGCCTTCGGGCGTCTCGAACTGGTATTCCTCGGGCGGGCCTTCGGCCTTGTCCTTGTCGCCCTTCTCGTCGTCCTTGCTGGTGCTCTCTTCGCCCTCGGCCTTGTCGCCGCCCTGGTCGGATTCGCTGGACGCGGCATTGCCCTCGCCGCTCTGCTCGCCTTCCTTGGGCTGCTGGCCTTCGCCAGACGTCTCGCCCTGCGGGCCGCCGGCCGACGCTTGACCTTCGGCGGTCGTCGCCTCGTCAGCCGGTTCGGTCATCAGTGTCTCGGTCATCGGTCATTTCCCTCATCATTTGGGGGTAGCGGTCGGGGCACAGTTCGTGGATGCGGGCCAATACCCGCAGCCCCTCGTTTCGTGCGCCCTCGCGGAACGCCATCACCAGTGGCTCGGTGTCGAACGACAACCGGAACACGCCGGCCCGATCGAGCAACCGCCAGGCGATCCGGCGGCCTTGCTTGCTTTCCATGAGCCACCTGATGTCCGCGTCCTCAGTCTCCCGGGCGACCCGATCGCGCAGTTCCCTGTCGCGCTCCTCGCGGGCCTGCCCCGGGATGTCCGTCGGGTCGAACTCACTCATGGGGCGACCTTATCCCCGGTCTTTTCCGGTACGTGCACCATCAGGTGTAACCGCTGAACGCGCGGGTCACGTCGGTCAGGGCGTTCTTGCCACTGGTGTCGGCGCTAGCGAGCTTCTGCGCGGCATCGGCGCTTTGCTGGATCGCCTCTTGCTGCTGCTGTTGCTGCGCGGCCTCGGCCCGCTGCTTGCGGATCAGGGCCACCTTGTCGTTGGGGACGATCAGTTCGGGGTCCACGCCGAGCATGTCGCTGTAGGCATCGGCCCACTGGTCGGCGTCGAACTTGTCCAACACCTCGGGCTTCATCTGCGCGACGGCGCCGAGGTTGCCGACGTACCGATCGACCGAATTGGTGGCGATGGCGCGCTGCGCCTGGGCGAGCATCGAGACATAAGCGACGTTGAGGTCCATGCCCTGCAGCGCCTCGGGCGGCTCGGGGACGACGCCGGCCTCGACCATGCGGGCAAAGGTGTTCTCGATCAGCGGGTCGAGGATCTCGTTGTGCATCCGCTCGAGCACCGGGCCGATCATCAGAAGTTTTTCCTCGTGACGCTCGGCGACCTCGGTGGCGGTCATCTGCGGGTTCTGCCCGTTGGCGAGCATCAGGAACAGGTCGGCGTAGAATGCGCTCTTGACCCGGCCGCGCACGTCCTGGATGTCCTCGAGCAGGTAGCTCAGGTCGAGGCGCACTTCCCACGAGGGGCGAATGCCGCCGTTCGGGTTGGCCGCGTCGACGAAGGTCACCCCGCCGGGCAGGGTGTTTACGTCGCGGTTCTTCATCGACGTGGGCACCTGCAGCGGGGGCTTGGTCTGGTAGTCGATGCCCTGGGCCTTGCGCAGCTGCTCGTGCTGCAACTGCTTCAAGTCGCCGAGCGCCTCCATGCCCGGGCTGTTGCCGTAGATGTCACCGCCGGTCACCGCCCAGCGCGGGGCGAGCACGGGGAAGTCGCGATAGCCGGACTCGCGCAGCGGGTCCTCGCCGTTCTGCCCCTGCTCCATGTATACCGAGCGCCACGGCATGTTCTTGTCGTCGCGCTTGCGGGTGTCGCGGTCCCGGCGGGGCTCGACCGCGTGGAGCACGGTGATCCAGCTATCGAGCTTGCCCTGGTCGAACATGCCACGCACGGTCGGGCTGACGTTCTCCTTGCCGAACTGTCCGACGACCTGGGCCACGGTCATCTGGAACTCGCGGTAGAGCGAGTCGACCCGGCCCTTGTAGTCGGCGGCGATCGCGTACTCGCCGGCGGTGAGCGTGTGCTGGTGCAGTACCGAGTCGAAGTCCGGCTGCATGACGCTCGCAGCCGTGCCGAACGCGCCGAGTTCCTCGTACATGGTGTGCAGCGCGCGGTAGGTATTCGACTTGGCGAACACCATCTGCATTTGGCGCGTCACGTCGGCGAGCCACTTCTTGACCTCGGCCGACTCGTCGAGCTCCGGCACCGACGTGGTCAGTCGGAACCAGGGGCGCGCCGGGCTGGTCATGCCAGCCATCATCCCGGCCGCCAGCACGCGCAGCGCCAGCGTACCGGTGTTGTCGTAAATGCGGTTGTGGCGCGGCTCACCCCGGTTGCGGTCGGAGACGAAGAAACGCCCCGAGCGCGGCAGGAGGCTCTCGCTGATGTCGCGCCAGTGGGAATCCCAGCTGGACCGCTCGTTCTTGAGCGCGCCCCAGCGGGAGACGATGCTGTCGTGCTGTTGCTCGCCGCTCACGTCAGCCCCCGAGCAGCGATTTCTTGCCGAGCGCGAGCTTGTCCTGCTCTACGCCCTTCGGCCCGGTGAGCATCGTGCTGCCCGTGCCGGACTTGGCCATCTGGCGCGAACCGGCACTTGAACTGCTGGCGTTCGCGCTTCGCTGCCGCGCACGGTTCCCACGCTCCTCCATCGCCGTCGCTTGCTTCTCAGCGGCGGCGGTGCGCTCCTTCGCTTGTTGACGTGCCTTCTGGGCCGACTCTTTTTGCGCACTCGCCTGTTGCTTCGACGAGTAGGCCGAATACGCACTGATTGCGACCGATGCCACGGCCGTTACTGCTCCGCTCATGGTTTCACCTCTAAAGCTCTGCGGGACATCAGTCGGTCCGCTTCGTCTGTGAACTCGGCTTCGGCTTGGGCCACCGAAGTCGCTTGTGTGGGGAAGAGCATCGTTGCCTTGGTGTCCGTGAGGGTTCGGCAGATGCTCTTCCGGCCGGCAAGCCCGGACAGAACGCGGTACCCGTTGATCTCGATCGCGTCCTCGCCGGTGTGCAGCCAGCAATGGCCCTGAATCACCAGCACCGTGTCGCGGGTGGTCAGCGCCCCGGTGACGACGGCCCCGGCCGGCATGTGCAGCGTTCGGGCGTACAGCCCGGCGTGCAGCAAGTGGTCCGTCTGCAGTTCCAGCTGCGGCATCTCGCCGAGCGCGTCCTCGATCGCCCGCGTCGAGGCCAGGGCCGACGGGTCGAGTGGCTTGAGGTCTGCTTTCGCCAACTCACCCATCGCCGAGCACCCGCAGGTAGACGCGCTGGGCCTCGCGGTAGCCGCGCCGCGGCAGCACAGTGGCCAGTACGCTCTCGACCGGTGCCGTTGCCATGACGTGCTTGAGGCCAAAGTCGCGTGCCAGGTCCTCGGCCGCGCGCAACAAGCGCAGCCCGGCCCCACCAGCGCGGTGCGACTTGGTAACGAAGAACGTCTCGAACGAGGCGAACGGAATGCCGAAGTGCGGCACGGAGGTGATCAGCACGTGGCACATGCCCACCAGCGTCTCGCCGTCCCACACGCCGAAGCAGTACATCACCCCGGCATCCTCGAGCTTGTGGTACTGCTCCCATTGCGGGTCGGCCGGGCCCATCTCCGGGACGCCGGCCTCCTCGGCGTATTCGGCCACCAGTGCGTCGATGGTCGGCGCGTTCTCGATGTCCGCTACGCGGCAAGGTCGAATGGCAGTGCTCATGCCGGCGAGTCTCGCGCAGGGTTCGCGCGGTACGTGCACCAT